TATCTGTCTGACTCACAAGATGAACTGTGGGGTAGCTGGATATCAGATGTTGGGCAACTTCAGGCTTCCGTAGAAAACGATATGTGGAATCCGAAACCCAACTTTACGTGTCGTGGCTGGTGTCCAGTCACGTCTTGTGATCACAACCAAGGAGAGAAATGATGGCAAAAAAATTAACCAGAGCAGAGAAGATTCGCAGATATCTGACAAAAAACCCAAGCGCAAAAATTTCTGATGTTGCAAAAGAGTTTGGCACTACATATCAGATCGTGTATATGTGCAAAAGAAAGATGGAGGAAAACGCAGAGAAGGATGTAGCCGCTTTAAAAACTCCAAAGGCATCGAAGAAGAAATCGGTACCGATCCCGCACGACGGAGATGGGTATATTTACAGGTGGATAAACACCAATGCACTGAGTGAGGATGCTAAAGATGCGTTGGCCGAGCGTTTGAACCCCGAGACCATCACAATGGAAGAGCCGCAGTCCGACCCAGTAAACCACCCTGCTCATTACAAGACAGGTGGTATTGAAACGATTGACTTCATTGAAGCCAAGAATCTTAACTACAACATGGGTAACGCTGTGAAGTACATCAGCCGCGCAGAACACAAGGGCAACAAGAAGCAAGACTTAGAAAAAGCTGTGTGGTATCTCAATCGCGAAATAGGAAGACTTTGATATGTGGGATGTACTGGTGACTTTATTGTTGATGGGCTTCGGTGCGCTGATGGTAATAGTCATCGGTGCGATGTTCATAGCAGCACTTTTTTATGTGCAGAACGGAGGGCGTGATGATTGAACCAACAACACCTGACGAAGACGAAGCGTTCAACGAGATTGAACGGCAAGCCAAACAACGCCAAGAGTCTGTGAAGGCTTCATTTGAAGCGATGTACCCCCTTGTGGTACGCAACTTGGTGATTGAGGAAGTGGCACAGCACATTGAGAAGCTGACTGGCTTTGGTCAGGACACCATCAGCAGTTTTGCAATTTATATCAGGGGGATGAAGAAATGAACCTCAGCAACCAAGGAAAGCTGGCTGATGCCTTGCTGAAAGAACTGCTGGATATCATCCACAAATACGATGAGTCCATGTATCTGGTGACTGCGCTGGGTGTTCTGCGTTTGGTGGAAGTCCAGTTGATTGCAGAACATTCAGAGGGGGATGAGGCATGAGCTTCAGAGATTCAATGAGCAAATTTATTCGTGAAGTCACAAGGTCAAAGACCATCCACGAAACCATAGCCAAGGAACTGCGGGAGGCGCACTTGAAGAAACTTGAAGCCGAGTCAGGTGTTGAGTATGCCCAGTCAGTTGTCTTGTACAACGAGCAACGCATTGCACGACTGACCGCACGGTTGACGCAACACACAGAAGAAGGGTACTACACATGAATGCAAAAAAACTGCAATGTTTAACCACCGCATCTTGGTTGCGGGGGTATGCGGGTTCGTTGGATGAGTTTAAACATTCGTCACTTATTCACAAGCTAAATCAAGCGTCCGATTTGTTGGCAGAAACATGGGATGAATACGCCAAGGCAAACGGATATGAAGACATCAAAGTACCTGTATTGGAGAAGCAACCATGAGACAAATTTACATCTGCGTCCGATGCAAACGCCATATTTTGACAATCATTACACGATGCCCTCATTGTGGAGGTAATCCGCAATGACAAAAGATGAAGCATTGAAGCTGGCGCTTGAGGCGTTGGAAACAGAGTTGTCTATTGATTGGACAAACAATGATGAGTTCAACGCATCAGCGGAAAAAATGCACGAAGCCATCACCGCCATCAAAGCAGCCTTGGCACAGTCAGTCGTATGGGTAGGGCTGACGGATGAGGAAAAATCAGAACTGTGGGAATTTAGTCGTGCGGCATTGCCCAGATATGCAACATATGCAAGCCTAATTGAAGCCAAACTCAAGGAAAAGAACACATGACAAAAGATGAAGCATTGAAGCTGGCGCTTGAATTTATTGAGAATTCGGAGTGTGGAACCGCAGACCTTGAAGCTCGTATCAAAGAAGCCTTGGCACAGCCAGAGCAGAAGCCTATGGCGTGGAAACTTCCTGACAAGAATGTGGTGTTTTGGGAGGACACAAAAGAGGTGGACGAATATCATGGGTTTGAACCAACTATTCCTCTTTACCCACACCCACAGCGCACATGGGTAGGGCTGACGAGAGCAGAGCGTTTTGAAATTGAAAAGGCCATGTCGAAGTATTACGACTACCAACACGAGTGCAAAACTGTTTGCTTGCCTGAATTTGCCGCCGCTATTGAAGCCAAACTCAAGGAGAAGAACACATGAACAGAACCACTTGCCCCAATGGAATGGTTGATACTTGTTGTGAAAATTATGACCACTGTTCCCTTAGTTATTACGACAAAGATGCTGAAATCAAACGCCTCAACGAAAAGATTGAATTCCTTGCCAGAGCCAATATGCTGTACAGCGATTGGGAGCATCGTGAGACTCAGGTTACAAGCGAGTTAATCCGCAAAGGCATTGAGGAACACAAAATCAATGCCGAGCTACGAGCAGAGATTAAACAGCTTAAACAACGCACATGGGTGGGGTTGACGGATGAGGAGATTGATGCAGTGACAGACTCGCAATGGGCAAAAGGTGTCAACAAGCCAATCTATGCAGCGCATCGTGCTTATGCCCGAGCCATTGAAGCCAAGTTAAAGGAACGCAACACATGATTGATCGACTGATCCTAAGCGCAGTGCTAGGTACAGCGGGATGGAATGGTCTGTTCCCTGACCCGCCACCGCCACCAACGCCAATGACATTAAAAGCCAAAGCCAAAGAGCGTAGCCTGAGTCAGGTGTGTTCACGCAAAGGACACAAGAAGCAAAGTGAAACAGTCAAACGTATATGCAAAGAATGGAAGGAGCAACAACGTGCTTGAAAAAATCAGAACATTTTTTGGTAGGTCGCGCGGTGAACATGGTAACCGCAGGACTGTTGTGCAAGAAGGTCTTGTATGGCGGTGTACGAATTGCTACCTTATCTTCTTAACCAAGTCAGCTGGAGATGACCACAAATGCCAAGACCCAAGACTGAATTGACAGGCAGCAAACGAATTATTGGAACAAGATTGACGGAAGAGCAATTCAAAGAATGGAGAAAACTAGGAGGATCACTATGGTTAAGAAAGTATTTGATGGAGCACAGAGAAAAACGCCTAGCGTCAGAGAACTCATCGAGCAAAACAAATGGAACCCATTCGAACGAGTAGACCCGAAGATTCTTGAACAGATGCACCGCAAGATATGTAGCAAAAACAAACCCTTGGAAGAATATGAGGATGCCTTGATATGACTGAACTTATTGACTACGCTCACCCCATGATGATGGCAGAGCGGGCGATGAAAACAGCGCACGATTTACTACTAAAAGAGGATTTCAATTCTTCGATGGATCACATAAACTTGGCTATTACAGAGCTTCGTATAGCCCGTTCTTCAATCCTTCACATCATGGAGACAAAAGATGCCCTACGTAAACAAACCCAGACCATATAAGAAAGAATATGAACAACAAAAGCAAAGAGGTGAGCTGCCTGACCGGATGGAGCGCCAGCGAGCCAGAAGAAAACTTGACGCTAAAGGTGTCGACCGCAGTGGAAAAGATGTTGCACACGTCAAGGCTTTATCTAAAGGTGGATCAAATAAAGACGGGGTCAGACTTGAACCGCCCAGTAAAAACCGATCCTTCAAACGCAACCCTGATTCATCAATGAAGTAACCAATGCAGACTTATTCGTGGCCGCGCCCTATGGGGTTCGAACCTTTTGACCACCAAAAGAAAACAGCGTCTTTTCTTGTAGCCAACCATCGAGCGTTTTGCTTCAATGAACAGGGCACTGGAAAGACTGCATCTGTTATATGGGCTGCTGATCAGCTTATGAATGCGGGCATAGTCAAGCGTGTATTGGTTGTGTGCCCGTTGTCCATCATGCAATCCGCATGGCAGGCTGATCTGTTCAAGTTTGCAGTACACAGGTCTGTAGATGTAGCGTACGGAGATGCCAAGAAGCGGGCGAAGATTGTTACAGGCAGCGCTCAATTTATTGTCATCAACTACGATGGTCTAGCCACAATTGCTGACGAACTGCTGAACAACTCCAGTTTTGATTTGATCGTCATTGATGAGGCCAACGCCTACAAGAACGTGCAGACCAAACGATGGAAGTTGATGAACAAGCTGGTCACCCCCAATACTCGGTTGTGGATGTTGACCGGAACGCCCGCTTCACAGTCACCACTTGATGCGTATGGGTTGGGCCGTTTGTGTGTACCGCAAAAAGCACCAAGGTTCTTTGGTGACTACCGTGAATCGGTCATGCAGCAGTTCAGTATGTTTCGCTGGATACCGCGCCCCAACGCTGAGCAGATTGTTTTTGACATGCTTCAGCCAGCGATTCGGTTCACCAAAGAGGAGTGCCTTGATCTTCCAGAAGTGATGCACATCAGTAGGTTTGCCCCTCTTACACCATCGCAGTCTAAGTATTACAAGATGCTCAAAGACCAGATGCTCATTGAGGCAGCGGGCGAGGAGATCAGTTCAGTCAACGCTGCGGCCAAGATGAACAAGCTGCTTCAGATTTCTTGCGGCTCGGTCTACACCGATGACGGGGCGGTTGTAGAGTTTGATGTAAACAACCGGCTGAGTGCTGTTAAAGAAGTGATTGAAGAAGCCAGCCATAAAGTATTGATTTTTGTTCCGTTCAAACACACCATAACAATGCTTAGTGAGTATCTCGTAAAAGAAGGTATTACTTGCGAAGTCATCAATGGTGATGTGCCTGTTCATGCACGGACAAGAATATTCAAAAACTTTCAGGAAACAAAAGACCCAAGAGTATTGGTGATACAACCGCAAGCGGCGGCACACGGGGTAACCCTGACCGCTGCCAATGTTGTTATCTGGTACGCTCCGGTGACGTCCACAGAGACGTATCTGCAAGCGAACGCCCGCATCAACAGGCCGGGACAACGCAACAACATGACCATAGTTCACATCGAAGGAAGCCCCATCGAGCGTAAGCTATACGCCATGTTGCAGAGCAACATAACAAACCACGAAAAAGTGGTTGACCTCTACAAAAAAGAATTGGCAGATACTTGACAAAGTCTAGTACAAGCCATATAATAACTCCCACAACAACAAAGGAACTTCAAATGGAAGAGAGCGAAGCTACCACTGAATCTGTAGATGAACTGTCTACGGAGTACATCAGAATCCGGACAGAGCGAGAAGCGCTCAAAGAAAAGTTTGAGGATGCAGACAAAGTCTTTGAGAATCAACTCGCAGAAATTGAACATAAGTTGATTCAGATCATGCTTGCTGGCAACACCACAAGTATGTCAACTGAAAAGACGGTTGTCATCAAACGGGTTATGAAGCGGTACAACCCCACCAACTGGGAAGCCGTCTACCGGTTGGTCGACAAATACAAAGCGTATGGCCTTCTGCACAAACGCATTCACGACACGAACATGAAAGATTTTCTGGAGGAACATCCAGACGAGTACCCCGAGGGTCTCAACGTCGACAGCCGTTACGCTGTTACTGTCAAACGCAAACCATCGTCATTCTAAGGAGAGAAAATTGAGCAATGTAACCACATTCCGTGAGAACCTTCCCGCCCACCTGCAAAACGTAGCGTTGGACGACTTCACAAAAGCCTTCACTACATCAGGCGGTAGCGTCAAGCGCATCACACTGCGCGGGCGTGTCTTCCGTTTGGTTGATGGCGGCAAAGAGATTGCCAAGAACACCGACCCACACATGGATGTTGTGATTGTCAGCGGTAGCCGTAGTGTGCAGAAATCGTTCTACGCCTCGGAGTACAACCCAGACGAGACTTCTATCCCTGACTGCTGGTCAAGCGATGGCGAGCGCCCTGACGCAGACGTTGAGAAGCCCCAAGCTTCTATCTGCAAAGATTGCCCACAAGCAATCAAAGGTGCAGGTGGCCCCGGTCGTGCAGCTTGCCGTTACTCATGGCGCTTGGGTGTTGTACTGCGTAACAATGTTGGCGGCGACATCTTCCAACTGATCCTCCCTCAGAAAAGCATCTTTGGTACGGGCGATGTTGATCACATGCCGTTCCTGCAATACGCCAAGTATGTTGCAAGCTCAGGCTACAACCTGAACATGTTGGCAACCCGCCTGACATTTGATACAGACAGCGACTTCCCTAAGCTGGTCTTCAGCAATGCGGAGTTCCTCGATAAGGAGACCTACCAAGTCGCCGTAGCCCAAGGGCAGACGCAGGTCGCCATCAATGCGGGCAAGATGAATTTCACCAAGAAACAGGAAGTCCCTGCGATTCCTAAGCTGGTTGCACCTGCCGGGTCTGCCGCAGCCGCAGTCAAGGCAGAGGAAGAAATACCAGAACCCACTGTGCGGGTTGAGAAGAAGAAAGCTGCTGAACCAAAACCCAAGCAGAATTTGTCTGCGTTGGTCGATGAGTGGGGGGACGACGACAAATGATTGGATACAGCCAGAGAGTTGCTCAGCTCAATAAAGAGGCAAGCATAAAGAACTTGGGCGTTCGTTTGGGGAGATACTGCATCTCCCACAACGTCCCTGTTACTGATGTCATGGTGCTTTTCAATGTGACTAGGCAGACGGTATACAACTGGTTCTCCGGAACCCACATACCCAGCAAAGATCACCAGAAACACATCTCCACTTTCTTGAACTTGAAGTAATCGTTTCGGGGGGCGACTAGCTCGACGGAGCGAACGGGGTAACCGTCAGCCCCCGTTGCCCCCCTTTCTCTTGACGTGCTTGGACACAATATGGCGGATGTTCGTTTGCTTGAGGCAGTCGTCCCTTCAGAAGAAGGGTTCTACTGCGTACTGGGGTTAAAGAATGGAACGCACCATTCACAGACCCACCACAAAACAATTGAAGAAGTAGAAGCCGAAGCTGACCGTTTGGTGGCCAACGGCGTAGATGTATTTTTTGGTTGCGGTAAGTTCATAACTGACGAAAACCGGGACGCCGCCAACTGCGGGTTCATGAAGTCGTTCTTCTTGGATATCGACTGCGGCGAAGACAAAGCCAAACCGGACAAGCGTGGGCGCATCAAAGGGTATGTGAATCAGGCTACTGGGTTGGAAGCACTTAAATACCTGTGCAAGACCTTGAACCTGCCTCGACCGACCATTGTGAATTCTGGTCGTGGTTGGCACGTTTACTGGCCGCTGACCGAAGCTGTTGCGAAAGACAAGTGGCTGCCTGTAGCCGAGACTTTCAAAGCCAAGTGCCTTGAATACAAGTTTATTGTTGACCCCGCTGTACCAGCAGATGCAGCGCGGGTGTTGCGGATTCCGGGGACAAAGAACTTCAAGGACAACCCACCGCATGACGTTGTCCTGATGCACTTGTCTCAGCCCATGACGTTCGATGACTTTGCTCAGCGTATGGGGCCGTTGGTAGATGTGAAGAAGCCTTATGCCCCCAAGGAATTAGACGATTTCACAAAAGCCGTTATCGGCAATAAGCAATCACGGTTTCGCACCATCTTGAAGAAGACCGCCGATGGCCTTGGATGTGAGCAGATGCGGTTGATTGTCGAAGACCAACCCAACATCGAAGAGCCATTGTGGCGGGCGGGGCTGTCCGTCGCCCAGCATTGTATAGACCGGGACAAAGCGATTCACCTGATATCCAAGAATCACCCGAAGTACGACGCAGCTGCAACAGAACGCAAAGCCAGCCAGATCAAAGGCCCTTACACCTGCGACACATTCGATTCGTTTGCGCCGGGCCTATGCGACAAGTGTATTCACCGAGGCAAGATCAAGTCCCCCATCGTGCTGGGTCATGAGATCGCCAAATCCGAAGCTGGGGAAGTTATTGCGTACCAGCCCACAAGCAGCGACGCTACGCCCGTTGAATTTGTAGTACCGAAGTTACCAAATAGGTATTTTCGTGGAAAAAACGGTGGTATCTACAAACACATGAAAGAAGACAACGAAGAAGGCGATGGCCCTTCTGTTGCCCTTGTGTATGAGTACGACCTGTTCGTTACGAAGCGGATGTATGACCCCGCACTGGGCGAAACAATCCTGATCCGTCGGGTGCTTCCAAGAGATGGGGCCAAGGAATTTTCTGTGCCGTTGGTAGATGCACTGAGTAAAGATGAGTTGAGGAAAACCGTTTCTTTTCACGGTGTCATTGCGGGCGTGGCCCAGATGGCCTTGATTTTGGATTACCTGATGCAATGTGCAAAAGAACTACAAATAACACAAGAGGTGGAGATGATGAGGCTGCAATTTGGTTGGGCAGATGATGACGAGAAGTTCATATTGGGTAACAGGGAGATCGGGGCGAGCTATGTTAAATACAGCCCCCCGTCCAAGGCTACACGGGAAATTGCCCACGCCCTGCGCCCGGTTGGGTCGTTGGAAGAGTGGAAGGACATCATCAATGTCTACGACATGCCAAACTTTGAACCGCATGCCTTCGCGGTTTTCTCAGCGTTTGGCGCACCGCTCATCAAGTTCATGGGCATCAAAGGCGGCATCATCAACCTTATAAATAATAAATCTGGTACAGGCAAGTCAACCATACTTCAGGTTATGAACAGCGTGTGGGGACACCCAGATGAGCTGATGCTGCAATGGAAAGATACCCTAAACGTAAAGCTTCATCGTATGGCGGTCATGTGCAACCTCCCGCTGGGCGTGGACGAGATTACAAAAATGAGCGGGGATGACTTCTCCGATTTGGCCTACAGCGTGACGCAAGGCGCTCCGCGCCGTAGGATGAAGGCGGCTTCCAACGAGGAGCGTGAGTCACAAGGATTCTGGGCAACCATGATGGTGGCTACCTCCAACGCCAGTATGACCGACAAACTGGAGTCCTTGAAGTCAACGTCAGAAGGCGAGTTGATGCGTCTGATGCAGTACAAGATTGATCCCACCAACAACCTTGACAAGGCCACAGCCAAGCATATCTTTGGTCGGTTGCACAGTAACTACGGGTTGGCTGGCTTGCCATACGCCCAGTACCTTGTGCAGAATCTTGAGGAAGTTACTGAAACCGCGCTGAAAGTACAAGATCGGTTTGACAAGGCTGTAAATATAGACGCCCGGGAACGATTTTGGTCAGGCATGGCGGCTGCAAATCTGACAGGCGGGCTGATCGCCCACAAACTTGGGCTGCACAACATAAACCACAAACGGGTATTTGACTGGGCGGTGGCTGAGATTTCTGACATGCAGACGGCCACGAAACTGTCGTTCAACGATTACGCCACCGTAGTTGGTGAGTTCTTGTTGAAGCACAACCTGAACATTTTGGTGGTCAACAAGTACAGCAGCTCCAAGTCAGGGATTGCCGCTGCCCCGCTGCTGTTACCCCGTGGGGCGCTGGTTGTCCGGTACGAGCCGGATACACGCCGTATATACATAATCCGTCAATCTCTCAAAGACTTCTGCGTGCTTAAACAGGTCACCTTCACCGACTTGCTGACCGCCTTAAACAAGACGGGCGCGTTCATCTCCGAGGTTCGTACCCGACTGGATATCGGTACAGACATCAGCGCCCCGCCGGTGGTGGCGTTGGAGTTTGATTCCGACCTGTTGGGCGTTGCACCCAGTGTTGACCTGCAAGGCGATGAGGATTGATGGCGTAACGTACCAACTTAACTGGGAAGAATTTACAGTTGGTAGCTCTTTCTTTGTGCCATGTCTCAATGACGTAGAAGCACGAGATCGCATAGAACGTAAGATGCGGCGTCTTGGCTACGCCACAATCAATAAGTTAGTAATAGAAGATGGAGTAAGGGGATTGCGCGTGTGGCGGGTCAAGCGCGTACAATTAAAGCGCAACTTGTAGTTGCTCTCTCCTTTGATCTTAGCCCCGCCGTAAAAAGCGGGGCGTTTTTTATTGTTCGGCCTTATATTTATCCCAAGGCCCTGCTGACGTTGATGCTGGCGCTGCTGGTTGTTCCTTGCGCGTGATCTTGTCTATGTATGTTTCGCTGAACAAGTACCGCAGCTTGGGGTCAATATACAAACCATGATCAGTTTGCGCGGACTTCTCGTACTTACCTTCTATAGATTTAAAGATGGTGTCGATTTCTATCGCAATTGTGGGGTACTTCTTGTTGAACTTTATTACCTTCTCGATTGCTTTCTGTATTCCCTTTTCGTCGTTGGTCATCACAGTCAACCCGATAATGTTCAACAGGTTTTCCCGTTTCATTTTGATTTCTTCAGCCATGCCTTTTATCTTGATGTTGCGGAATTGAATCTCCGCAAGATCAGCAGACCGTATACCCAATGACTGCATCATCAACTCAAAAGGAGTGAACTCTTTCTTCATAATGTCACCCTGCAAAGTCCGCGCACCTTCAGTTGCGTACCGCGCAGTGACCAACGGTTGTTTTGCAAAACCCGGGAGAAGAGTTTCAAGGGCGCGATCACCGTGCCCTGTGTTGTAAAGCTTAACCGCCCGAGCAGCGGTTGGAAAAAGGCCAACAGTTGGCCCCAGTATGCCCACCAAAAAAGCCTCTACCTGAGCTTCTGCGTCTAGATTATTCCGGCCTTCTCTAAGCCACATACCGTCTAGTTTCAAACGACTATGCAGATCAACACCGGCTGCGTTGCCAATACCACGCGACACCATCGTGCCCATGTTTACACCAAACGTATTGACCGCCCAGTCTGCAAACGCAAGCTCAAAATCAAATGGTGGATCATCATCGTCATCGTCGCCAAAAGCTGCGCAAGCCTCAACGATAAACGCCACGGTTGAAAAGCCCCAGAGACCAGTGACTCCAGAGAAGATAGCTGCCATACCCATCGTGCCGACAAAGCGGGCGCGGGCTTCACGTTTTTCTTCCTCGGGCAAGTTACCAAACGAGTTCCAAGCGTTGCGGGCCAAGAACCAAGTCATCTGCTGGGGGAACTGCTTAAATTGAAGAACAATTCTGGCCAAAGAACTTTGTAAGAAACGAGGTTTGTTGGTTGACGAGTAATCAAACATGGCCCGTTGGGTCAAGTCTTTGGCCTCAGCAATAGATTCCGCAAATGCCTGTTGCTTGTTGGGATAGTTTGCTCGCTTTTCCATAGCTGACCTGAAAGCAGACATGGCCATCACTTCGCGGTTGAATCGTTCGGCGTGATGGAAAGCGTAGGCGACAACCTGCATGGCCCGGTTGGGTATGCTGGAGTATTCAGACGTTGGGTTTGCAGCCAAACCAGATTGGTCATAAGCTGCGGTTATATCAATGATGCCATCGGCAACAAAACGGTTATAAGCTGCTTTGTCTACAGCGGACAAACTTGTAGACCTATCGAGCGATGGTGACAAAAGTTTTGAGTCTATAACCCGCCCGCCAGATTCAATCCCAAAACCAGTAGCCATGATTTCAGCTACAGTTTTGCTCATATTGAATAGCACGCGCCCTGTGGCCCTTGTGTAACTCATGCCCGGGTTCGCACGAACTTGCTGGCCAATCAGTGTAGGTGCGCCGATCATCACGCCACCCATCACGTTAACAAGCGCAGAACCAATTGAGGTCAAGTAGTAAACAAACCCAATGTTAGAGAAGTACGACGTCCACTTGCCGGTGTCAGTTGGGTTGAGCATTGCAACGAGACGGTTATCAATCTCTCGAACGTAACTGCGCAACTCGTCATTCTCAGCAGTCAGTGTTTCATCGTATTTTGCGCCGGGGGTGAAGCGACCTTTGATCTGTGACCGGGCTGCATCCAACTGAGAGAACATTTCTGGGGAATACTCCAGACGGGCCATCTGATAGGCCATACTGAATGATGATGATGCAAAGCTGCGCAGCGCATCTTCAGAATACCCCGCAATACTTTTGCGGTGAATGAAAGCGTTACGGATACTGCGATCTGGTTGGTTGGCCAAGTATGTCTGGTACAGGTTGTCTTTCAATTCAGATTTGCGCTTATCAGCTTCTGCCGGTGTAAGACCTTTTATGTCCATACCGTCAATAGCGGCAAACGAGTTTTTCAAAAACTCAGACTGCCGAGCATGCAAATCCATTTGCTTCTGGTAGTCATCACCTATGTTTGTGCCTATTGTTTGTTCCAAAGCATCACGGGCAGCTTGATTGGGTTCTTGATCCAGACGAGCTTGCAAGTGCGCTTCTCTTGCGGCTTGGGATTCAAACATATAGTATTCGCGGTTTGCCCCCTTACCAATCTGATACCAGAATTGGCCAAAGCGCATTAGCGGGAAGTAAGGCCCTGCCCGCTTACCTTTTTCGAACTCGTTACGAATCTCTGTGATTGATGCCTCAGACACGCCCATCTTCCGCATGAATATAATGCGTTGGTTCATTAGGCGTTTGTAATTACTGTACCGGCGCTCGTAGAAATCACGAACCTCTCTATAGATAGTTCGGGCTTCTGGGTTGAGTTTCCTCCAGTCAGTAATCAACTGCTGGTTTTTAGCAATTTGAGCAGGCGTGGCTTTGTCTGGATCAATCTCCAAAATTGTGGCGCTGTGCATAACAACACCAAGCTGTCTAGACATATCTGGGTCAGCAGCTTGCAGGCGCTCCCATTTACGAGATATATCACCAGACTCTTTAAGTATTTGTGACTTGCGGGCCAGAAACTTCTCTGTCACGTTAATGAAGTTACCAATTTGCGGGATACGGCCATCAACCAAATCATTGATCTGGCGCAATGTCAGCAGGCCAAGATATGCGTTACGAGCAGACCAGTCCATACTGCGTATCTCGCGCATCTTTCCTTTCGTCCAAGTACTGGCCATCATCCACCGCTTAATGGTGGATGGCTGGTTTGGCATGCCCTTGGGTACAACCTTGGCTCTGCCCGGCCTTTGGGTGGCCATAGCTTTTGGCCCCGTAGTCACCTGCATGCCTTCCAAGGACATTGTGCCCGCCATCATTGCATCAACAGCAAGCATGGCTTCAACCATCACGTTGCTTGGCGCTCCGGGCTTTACGTTGAACAGTTTACGTATGGCATCAGTAAACCGGTTGTATAAGGAGAATGGTGCAGCCTTGTATCGGATAGAACGCAACAACGCTTGGAATTCCGGATTCGTAAGCGCTTCAGACAAAAACTCATGGATGTCTTGCAAACCGTAGACGGTAGACAAGTCCACGCCCTTTTGCGAGAACATGTTTTTGGAATACTCATACAACTCATTGAGTCGTTCGTAACCTTGGCGCTGTATACCAACGAGTCGGTCGTTGTTGTCTATCAAATGCGACGCAGCTGCGTGCAAGGTTTCGTGTAACAACAGGTGGTTTGTAAGATGGCCCGCGCCTTGACGCATAACAACGGTATCGGTTGCTGGGTCATACTTACCATTCCACGAAAATTGTTTGTTAAGTAACTCAGACACACTGTTGAGCAACTGCTGATTAGATTCAGTCGCGCCATTTTTATCCAGCGTGTCTTGAATTGTTTCAACAGCGTAAACCACATTACGCAACTTACCGGACTTGAGTGCATCAATGATGGTTGCCTGCTCTTCCTGTGGATACAGCGATACAACCAAATCACGCAACGAATTAAGCCGTTCCTCCAACGACTCCTTAACTTTCGGGTCGTTTGATAACGACTCCATAGTGTCAGGATCAATCAGACGAGTCTTAGCGGTAAAGTCGGTGTCTAATATGCGTTGAGCCAATTCAGCATAGTACTTGTTGTTCTTTGCTTGTGCCAGTAATTCAAGAGCTTCGCGGGTCTTACCTTCAATCAACAGGCGACGAATAGCCGGATGCACTTCAGTGAGCATCTCAACGGTTGGCAGATTCTTTGTTTCTACTGCGGTGAACGGTTCTAAAGTCTCTTCGCCTTCGCCTATTTCAGTTTCTGCTTCCTCCTGCATCTGGGAGAGGCGTTCTTTAGCGGGCCTCTTTCTACGAGGAGCTTTGGGTAACTTGGCCCCGTTCTTTTCGGCGGCCTCACGTTTCTTTTCTGCTTCGTATTCCAACCTACTGTTGTAATCAGATATGGCTTTCTCAAACTTTTTGGCTTCTGCTGCGTTTTGTTTGTGTTCCTCCACCAATTCGTTGAGCAACTCAACTGTATTGGGGTCAAGGTTGGCTTCAATCCATGCGCGGAAATCCTGCGCGTATTTGCCACCTTCTTTGTAAAACGTGGAATTAGCGCCGTAATGTTTTGGGTCAATCTCAAAGTACGCAAGGTCAAACGCCAAATCCCTGAGTGCATCACCAAATGTGCTGCGATTCAGGTTTGTTAAGTATGTGATGGCAGCTTGCGCTTGTGGGGAAATTTTTCCCGTCATCTGCTTGAGGATCAAAGCAGCCGCACGCAGTTTGTTGTCGTTGATATCACGCACCACTTCTTTGGTGGCCTGATTTGGGCGTCGAGGTTTGACACCTATCGGTGTCTCAAACGCTTGTGTCACTGTGGATGTGGTGGTAATAGTCTCTTGGTACGGCAGCTTTGTACCGGTAACTTGAGATGGGCGCATCTTGCTTGTTCGTATATTGGCAAGTGGCCCTTCCCCTGTAGCCACCATCTGGTCTACATAAGATTGAACCTGTGCGCTGAACTCATCCATACCTCGACGAGTGGTTAGGTCTGGTAGCCCTGCTTTTTGCAGCAGTGCTGATTGTGTTTCTGGAGTTGCGCCTTGAAGCGCGCTCAATAGTTTGTCTAACTGATCTTGTCCTCCTACACGGCGGGCAAGATAGTCAAGCATCTGCTGTGAACCAGCGCTGGTGGTCTCGCCCGGCTGGGCAATATCAAACTCCAGCATGGTGTCAGCAGCGGTGTTCTTTGAGTTACCGTGACGTTCTTGCTCCGCAGGAGAATCAGATGCAGACTGAATGGCATCAAAGAAGCTTTTGATCTTGCCACCTTCTTTTGTCTGTACAACGTGTTCTGTGTCTACGAGCGGGGCTTTTTCAAATCTTTCTCTGGCAGGGACACCTTGACGTGCGGGTTCTGTTACTTGTTCACGCGCTGTTTCATCAACTTCTTCTACGGTTTCAGTTGGTTTTAATTGTTCAGTAGTTTCTTTTTCTGCTGCTCTACGCTCTCGCATAGCATCAGCATTTTCCTGTTGGATTTTTTCGTTGTTAAACAAATCACCCTGCATTGCACGGGGCTGGCCAACGCCTCTGCGCAGCATATCAATCGCCTGATCAATCTCAGCATTTGATCGTTGCGAAAAGTTTTGAATGATGGAGTCCCGGCTTTTGAGGGCTTGGCCAGCCGACATGCCAGCAAGGCGCATGCTGATGATCGTTGCATCATCAAACCCACCAGAGTCAATCTTCTCTTGGATGCGGGCGCGATTGTCTTCCAACTCTGCAATTGCCCCATCTACGCTTTGCCCAGACAGCGCCATAGCATTTTTCATGCGGCGTGCAGCGCCTTGGAACACACCAAACAAGTTGCCTTGCATCCCGCGTGGTTGGCCAACATTTGGTTCAAGTCTGGCCAAAGCTGCTGAGCCATCAAACACAGGGTTCTTAAGTTGATTGGCCAACCCTTTGCTGCGGATAAAGCCCATGTTGGAATCAACAACTTCAGCTAAATCCTTCAGAATTAGCGCACGCTGATTCATGCCCGCTTGATCTATGCGGCCTTGAGGAAGAGAGTTGTACTCATCCCGCAACTGCGTGTACTGCCGTACAAAATCGCCATAGGCTTCAAGAGATTGCGCAGGTGCAGTGGCGGCAGGTGTAGCAGGTGCGCTTGGGGCTGCTGTAGTTGTAGCACCAGTATCTACATCTTCAAACAGACCGGGCGGTTCGGTCGATGACGGCAAGGTTTGATCGGCCTCACCATATTTTGCAGATACGGTGCTTGTTCCCGCATTGAGATTTGTTGCATCCATCGCATCTGCTGCCCGCTGCGCGTAGAGATCAACTTGTGACTGTTGCCCAGAAGGCTGTGTAACGGGTCGCCCGCCTTCTTGGTCTGCAAACAAGCCAGCAGGTTCTTGGATGTCTTGAGTAAGAGAGTCCAAAATTGTTTGGCGCTGCTCTTCAGTTGTTTTGGGTTTTTTAGGGGCAAATATTTCTTTTGCACCTTGTACCCCAGCACCTAAACCACCGCCCACTATTGCAGCCTCTGCCCCACGGGTAAGCGCTTCTTCTGCGCTTAAACCTTTTTTGGTTCCTGCGGCTTCACCAAGATACGATGCTTCTTCTTCAGCGGCTTCAGTGCCCGCTTGAATACCTGTTTCTTTCGCAATTCGCCCGGTTATAGAAATACCCTGAGTAGGTTTAAACAAACCTTTAGTGGCAAACGCTTCAAGTTTGCTTTCAATAATAGCGGCAGTAGCTGCTGCGGTTACATCACCAACAGTAGCGTCGTCAAGAGTTTTTTCGTCGTTCTTAACACGCTCATCCAAAATTTCTTTTGTACGCGCCATAATGTAGGCGGTAGGGACTCTTACTGCGGCAACCATATCAGGCATGGACGTTATTACCCGTTCGGTAATAAAAGGAACAGCTTTAAGCGGGTTGCTTCCCAGTTCTTTAAGTTGCGTACTTGGTTGGTAACCCAAGCTCTCATCAAAGCCTTTCAACGATTTAGCCCAGTCAAACAGAGGCTGAAGCTGCTTTTTGTTTTTAATATCTTCTTCTGGTATGCCTGACAAAGGCACAGCAAGTTCTAATTTATCCCCAACCCGTTCGGCAACTTCAGCTACCGAATCCACAAAAGCGCCGGTTAAAGAAGCCGTGCGACCAACCAACCCAATAAGTGGGTTTGACGTAGTTTCTTGTGGTTGTTGCGGTGGTAAGGTTGGTTCGGATGACGCAACGGCGTACTTATCCCAAGGCCCCGAAGTTGGGCCTGCTTGATATTTATCCCAAGGCCCAGTAGCCATACGCTATACCACCTTTTCCCAGTTCTTTGGATTTGATGGGTCTCCGCCTTTGAAGCGATGCCCGTCTTCTATAGTACCTACGCGAGGGGTTATAGTGCCAAGTTTATCTCTGTTCTTGGCCGATATAGCTTGTTTTTGAGCATCGGTCATTCCAGCATCTGATGCGGCGGGAGCACGTTTTTGCTCTTGGTTTGCTCTTGCTTGGTCAATGATTTCTTGCTTAACTTGTTGCAAAATGCGGTTGTAATTATCCTGCGCTTCTTGCAATTTAACTGGGTCACTTCCTGCTTTTAGGATTTCCCATTTGGCTGTTTCTACGCGCCCGTCTTTCATGGCTTTGTCTGTGATAACCGCAGATTGTTCCAATGATTTATCTGGCCCAGCGTATTTAACACCATAACGTGCTGCACCGATTTCAGTCATAGCCTGTTTATATTCTTCGGGTGTAAGTTTTCTACCCATACGTTTTTCATAATCGCTGAGCATACGTTCAAACTCACCGGGTTTATTTAAGGCTTCGCGTTGAACAGCAGCGTGCATAGCCGCAACTTCTTTTGCGTTTTTGCCTTGCAACTCGGTTTGAGCCATACCGCTTTGCAACTGAGCAACTTTCTCTTGGATGCCAATCTTTGTCTTGTAGGCTTCTTGTGCTTGTGCTTGTGCTTTGTCTTCCAAGCCCATAGCCAGTTTGGCGTTTCCTTCTTTGCGTGCTTGTTGAGCGGTAGCCAACAAGATTTCAGACTGACGCAGCTTGTCGTCAACTTCTCTATGTTCTTTCTTGAGACGTCCAACTTCGCCAATGAATGCTTCGCCCGCTTGACCAAGACCAGAAACAAGTTGTTCGGTTTGACTGCGACCCCTCATTTCTTTAGGAGTCGACAACAACTTCAAACTTGCCATAGCAATGGCAAGACCCTTGTCTTTTTCCATTTGATCCGCCAGCGCCGCTCTTTTGGATTTTGTTTCTTCCAAATACGGCTTTGTAACGTCTTCTCCCATGAGTCTTTCAACCATAGGTTGGCGGCTCATAACTCCTTGCTCATACTGTTCTGCTGTTTGCACTGGAGGTTGTTGCTGAGACATAGCTTGTAAATCAGACAAACTTTGCTCAAACCTGTTTCCATAGGTGTCACCGCCTTTGGCAAACGCCACAATACCGCCACCAGCCATCATCGCTTCTTGTTGTTCAGCTGGGATTTGATCAAAGGCTGAACCAAGCCCGTAGTTTAAAGAAGCCGATTGCGCTTGAATTGCATTTAATTCTGCGATGCGCTCATCAATGGCTTGTGCTGTATCTACGTCTCGACGTGCAAGAGCGGCTTGTTTGGCTTTTTGTAAAGCTTGAATGCTGTACATGTCATCAACAATAGCGTCTTTATTGTCTTGGCTTGTGACTGAACTTTCGTTGCCAGCATATCTTTTTATTTCTCCGCCTTCAGCGTATCTGATAACAGGTTCGCTCTCATCTACAAGTTCACCCATAGCCATACCACCATCAGCGTATGACTTCATCAAACCACCTTCAGCACCGAACAAACCAGACTTACCAAAGCCATAAGCCGCGCCACCCAAGCCCGCCAAAGTCTGCACCATACCGGGGCCTGAGCCTTGATAAACCGAGCTGGTTGACTGCTGGCCCAACGGCAAACCACGCACCAAGTCAGACATGAAGCCCAACTGCTTGTACGGGTAGTTTTGCTGGTTCAGGAAGTCTTGATACGCCACATCCAAAGGACGTTGCGCTTGCTGTTGCTGTTGTGCGCCCATTTGTCCTTGCATCTGCGCAAGGCCGGATTGCTGTTGGATGCCTTGGCGGAACTGATTGGCAGCTTGTTCGTATGCAGCTTGCGAACCTCTGGCTTGAATATCACCCATTTGCTGGGCAAGGTTACGCTCACGTTCTGCCCGCATGATTGCATCACGGCCACCGCCAAACGCACCTGCTTGGGTTGCTTGGGCTTGTTGCTGAGTACCTGCTATGCCAGCTTGACGACCAGCCTCACGTTTCTCAATGTCCACCACATTCTGCATGTAAGGAGACATGTATTCACCAATACCGGCTTTAAACCCAGCCGGGCCAGCATCCATACCACCAACTGTTTTAAATGCCTGCTCTTGGAGTGGCTGAAACCCAGCGATGCGTTGCCCGCCGTATTGCCGGTACGGGTTCTGATTGATGTCGGTAAGGGCCGCGCCCTTGGCCATAACATCTTTGGCATACGGCTTCGCCCACTCAGGTAACTCAGATACCTGAGTTGTTTTTTCTGGCATTGATGGTTGTGACGGACTGCACATTTTTGTACCTCAAAATCTATAAATCATTTGTGTAGCTGCCTCTTTAAAACCCATTCGGCCCCAAAGCTTCGCCACTCTCAAATCTGTCATTGCTGATACGTGCAACCGTTTCACACCACGGCGTTTCAATTCTTCTAAACCAAATTGAACAAGTTTTTTACCGACCCCATTTCTGTGTTCTTTGACAACAAAAATAGTATCCTCCTGTGCAATTAAGTCCTGATTATGCATATCGTTTGTAAGATACACGTTAATGTACCCGCACGCAATACCCTCGTGCCTAAGCACAAAAGTCAACAAGCTACCGTTTTCACACGCTTTCCCGTATTCATTCAGTCTTGGGTTGTACGGTGAGTAATCAAACCCCTCAGCGTTCAAACGGTCTGTCATTTCGGAATAGTGCTGCCGGTACAAGGGTTCAAGTTCCAAGTACGTATCAGTGAACTTTTCCAGAGTAATGACATAACTCATGCTGGCAAATATTTTTCAGCCCGGCTGTTCTTGGCGACCTTGCCCTTACCCACAGTTGAACTGCGAGCCTTCTGAATCCTGTCCATCATGGCGTACAGCTTGCGTGCGCCAGCCTCGGTTGAGCCGTTGCCTAACTCAGAAACGATACGCGCAGGTACGACAAACTCGCCGTCGGCTAAACGTGCAGGTTGCTTTTTGCCTATCACAGCAGGGATAGAGTCGGACACGCCATCGCCCGGGCCACGAAGCAGTCGGCCACCATCAGAGTACCCACCAAGGTTGTATTGAGCATCTGACAAGCCGCCCTGCGCAAACCGTGGCGTGGTTCTCTTGACATACTGCGGGTTGAAATACTTTTGCTCCGCACCAATCGGGCTGTTAGCTGGCATTGGAGTGGTGGGGTTAGCCATGAAGTCGTACTGCTGACCCGGGTCGCTATCAACTGGAGTTGGTGCAGGGGGTTTTGGTTTTGAGTCCTCGTACAGGCTATAGGCTGTCGGCGCAGCGGCAGCGGCAAGAGTAGTTTTGGGGCCGTAAGTGTACGGAGTGTTTTCGAGGTTCTCCATAAAAGCAGAACGTCCAGACTCAGAGCCAAGGCTTGAAATACCTTTGCCCATAGTGTTCAAGTTTTCCCCAAAAGTTCCAGTTTTGAACGCTGCTTGTTGGTTAGCCAAAGAACTTTCATAGGCCGCATTTGCCGCTGGTGTGGTCACCATATTTGGCGCGGGAGTCAGGGGTTTGTAGCCGATTGCTTCTGGCGTAATAGTTGACCCTCCCATCCCCGTAGGTGTTGGTGGCCCAAATCCGGAAGTTGTCCGGTTAAACATTTGCGTCATATTAGGATCGCCAACATCCGCAAATGACGTGGTCGGAGGGGGCTGGGTCATTATGCTTTCTACCGGGGGTGCGGTAGGCACAGGGGGCGTAGGTGGTGTAAAGGAGGAAGGAACCGCAGCGGCTTGCGCCCCAGATTGCGCCAATGCACTACCAATACCAGCACCGCCATAAGCGCCCAGACCAGCCATCAAACCTTTACCCAAACTGCCAGTAGCCACACCGGTCGCACCACCGACCAATAGTCCAGCGGTCAACGGGTTGATCGCCCCACCCGAAATTGCGGTCAAACCAATGCCAGCAACCATCGGCAGCAGGGATGACAAAAATCCAGCTTCGGGCAGGCCAGTGTGAGGATTGGTGGTGAGATGCCCGCCATGAGCCATAGCAATGTCGTTTAGACTTTTGACCTCGCCCGGGGTCATGTGGACGAGCATTGTGTCCGGGCCTCTGCCGTGGGCAGCAAGGTGTTTTGCAGCGTGCTGTAGGCTCATTTTTGCCTCTTAAATAGGGGGTTGGTGGATCGTATCATGTTGGGAGTCTGGAGACAAACGAAAGTGTGGCTACCACAGACTGGGTAGACGGCTTGGTTGGGGTTCCTGAAGCTGCGTAATATTGAATTGACACGTTGGCGCTGGTGGTTGACCAGTAAATTTGAACATAGTCATCTTTATTCATGGACAGGAAATAGTTCCAACCAATGATGCTGTGAAACGGGTCTGCTGGAGATTTTCTAGCGGGTAGACCAACCTTGCCAGTTGACCCAGTTATGTCTGCGGACGAACCCCCGTCATTACCTTGCCTGAGCCAAATAAATATATCTTGCGGAGCAACATCCGTGGATTGCACCTGCGCACTGAACTGGAGGTTGTATATGCCAGCGTTCTCAACAGTAATCTTGGACGAGCTGATTGACACACCGTTGGCAAAGTCCGTGGTGTTGAGCGTCATCAACGTGGCGGTGTTAGCCGTCGTTGTCTGGCTTTGGTTGCTGGAGAATGCGCCGTACGGAAACTTGATGTACTTGCCGCCTGTTGGCCCAAGCAATGAGCCAAACGCATTGTCAAGTTGGTTGAAATACAACCGCAGCACGTTTGAAAATTGGTCTTGATACTGGCGCTCATACAGCGAAGTCGCCAACGGCAAGTTAGGCGCAACAGGGTTTAAGAAGTCAAGCGTTTTGGGGTCAAACGTAGCCATTAAGCGCCTCTGCGTCCGTCGGGTTTGATGTCAATACGGGGTGCGCCAAGCTGCCACTGAAGCCCCAACTGATTACCGTCAACCCTGAAAGACATCTGCCGTCCACGAACACGGATGTAAACATACTGTGTAAACGCCTCAATCGGAACAGTTGCCGTTCTGGTCACCGTGCCGTAGTCAACCCCACCTTCTGAGGCTGGGTTGTTGTATCCTGAGCCGGAGCTTTGCAACGGCAGCAAGCTCATAGTGACTTGAGGACTTGCCGCACTTGAGCCACGGAATGTGATATCGGGAATCAAACGCCAGACAAACCCAAAGTTGTGTCCATCACCAATGTCAAATTCAGACGAAGTGATGTACGACTCGATGGCCTGTGGCGTTCCGCTGGTGTTGTCGTCTTCGCCGTACTCATGGTAGACCAGATTGTTGCTGTACGTTGCAGCAATTGGATAGTCATTCAACCCAGAATCCAGCCATGCTGTTCTTGGCATGGAACCGTAGTACCAGATATCCTCGGCGTAGTTGTACACAACATACCGATCAATCACAGTTGAGCCGGAAGTGCAATAGAACCACCAGACTTCATTGAAGCCCTCACTTGTTCCCGCAAAAAACTGATTCTGCTGCTCAAGGTTGATGTCGCTGTAGATAAACTGACGCAAGTCACAACGTAAAGTCTGCACCCGACCATCGTATTTGTAAAACTTGTCTACGCCCATCCAGTAAACAACGCCAGATGCAATGATGGCTGTGTTGTAGCCAGCCAAGGAAATGTTGTCCCCAAGGAGCTGCGTACTCCAAATGTACGGTGGGCCAAGATACTGCATAGAGTACAAGGAGGTGTCCGTGAACACCACGATCTCTTGGCGAGCCTGTACTGCGGTCAGTATTTCTGAGCCGTGAGAGAGGCGAATAAACCCCGCTTGGTTTGTGACTGCGGGTGTCCAGTTGGTTACCGACTCCTGATCTGACCAGCGAATCAACATGGGGTCTATGGTTGTGTCGGTTGAGGCGTAAGCTGAACAGCCAAACGCAATCGTGAAGCGGCTGGCATCAGAGACCATCGCAAAGTTAACCAACGCCGGTACATCAGACGCGCCGCCTAAAGACGTGACTGGGATGCCATAAGGCGATACGTACTGCGTACCTGACTGAGTGCCGGACGTATTAATATACGTACCCGCAATTGCGTTGGCAAATGTTGTTGCCAACCTAAAAGTCGAGCCTGATGCCCCACCAACGTAGTACACCGTACCGGAAGTCAAGCCCGTCGGCAGAGCGCCAGAAGTCAATAAGACAACGGCTTGACCTGTTATTAAGCCGCCGTTTGCTAACGTAAACACACCGGGCGAAGCAATGGTGATTGTGACTGCGTTTGGTGCTGCGCCAACAGATGCGTTCCAGTAATACATCGGGCCACCACGATAACCAAACACCAAGTCCTGCCCAAAGTTGTTCTGCCACCATAACCGCAATGGCGTTGTACTTGGAAGGCCAATACCCCAAGCACCGTACCCCCAAGCGCCAGCGCCCCATCCTGTGATTGGCTGAGCAACATCTCTACCAACAGGTATTTCATAGTAAGCATTGACGGGGTTACCGCCTTTACTGCTACCAGCGTCATAGGTTCCTGCGGCAACTGGAGTTTGGATGGTGTACGTATTGGTATCCACCACCGTGATGGCAAAACTCTGATTCATCACTGCGGCAGTCAAGCCACTGTTGACATACACGGACTGCGTACCTGACTGCGTACCGGATGTATTGATGGGCGCACCGTTTGGCACGTTGGCGAGTTGAAATGTTGAGCCTGTTGCGCCTACAACGTAGTACTGCACCCCTGAAGTCAAGCCAGTTGGCAATGCTCCGGTTGTCAAAAGCACCACAGGTGTGCCGTTTGCTGGTACGTAAGTGGCGGGTGTAAACACAGCAGGGCTGGCAATCGTGACGGTGAAAGTCTGTTGACTCAGAGCCGTTGCACCGAAAAAAGTCACGTAGTCGCCGTCACCCGCGCCGTGAGCGGTGTCTGCCACAGTCACAGTGGTTGAGCCAGCAGTTGCTGTAAACGGCCCGTTTAAACCTGTTTGTACAGCACGCAGCGGTGTGATGTCGTTGTACGCGCCGCCTTCTTCAATGTAAAACTTCAAGTTTGTGCCAACACCTACATAAACAACACCGCCCAGTGAAGACCATGACCACAATGAGCGGCATGTACCGACGTAGGTGTAGTTGGATATCTGTTGCCACCCGCCAATCTTCTCTGGCGTGCCTTGACGAAAACGAACCTTGTCACAGTCGTACCAACCACCTTCAGTGGTGTACCGTGTATTTTCTCGGTTCAGCCCGGGTTTAAACAGAATCTTTTGTAATGGCATGGCTTCAAGCTACAAGTCCGGGGACATATTGGGTTTTGCCAGCAACTTTCATAGCGGTCAACTCTTGCTTCTTCAGGTTGTCCGGATCGTAACTGACATGCACCCAGCCGCTGTCGGGAATGCCGGGGGTATAGAACCCCAGAATCAACTGGGTGTAGTCCAGATTATCCATGCTCCACTGCGCAAACTCAGCGTTGGGTACGCCGGGAATCTCTATATCGGCTGCTTGGCCCTTGCAATGGTCTGAAGTACGACTTCCGCCCACCGCTGCATTACTCTCAGGACTGCGATAGCCTGAGTTCACCTTAACTCCTTTGCCGTAGTGATCGCGGATAGGCTGGAGAACCCGCTCAGCCAAGATTTTGAGGTACTCGGTTTCCACTGGGCCGGGCGTGTTGTCCAGACCCATGCGCAGGGCTGTCTCGGATTTAGTCAGTTCGTGCAAGGAGAAGTTGGCGGTCAACTGTGTCATTTCATACCCCTTACTTGGTTGTACTGCTCGATGCAGGTGTTGAGCTTGCGGATGGCTGCGTCACCTTCGGCTGCGATGGCGATAAGAGTTTCAGCAGCCTGTCGGTCAAGTTCGGCTGATGCGGCTCCGCTGTCACTTCCGCTGGCAGGGGCGGAGGGTTCGGACACTGATACGGGGCAGTTGGCTTTGACAGGAATGCGCAGCTTGAGACTGCCATCGGCAAGATCATTACGCAGCTTAGTCTCTTTAATCCGTGCAACATCGTTGGCTTTCCTCAAAGTCTGGGCGTAGGTTTGTGCCACCTGCGCCATGCGCTGTTCTGTCTCCCGTGCCTTCTCGTTTAAGGCGGCAATCTCTAATTGCTGACGGGTGTATTCTGCATCTTTTCCGCGCCAATATCCAGTGCCAAAGCTTGCCAAAACAGCCAAGACGACACCGAGAATGACGTAGGGGTTAAGGATGCTCATGGCTTGGGCGGCTCGTCAGCGTCGTTGGCTTCGGCGTTTGCCACTGCGTTAGCAACAGCTTTGATTCCTGAGCGTCCGGCTACACCACCAAGCACTCCGGTGATGAACACCATGATGGTGGAAATCTGGCTTGTGTAAACCTTATCAATAGCCGCCATCTGTCCGTTCATTGGCTGGGTGACATAGGTAACTGAGTACAAAAACATTGCCATTGCGCCAAGAAGGATAGTGACCAAGATCACGATCACAAAAGCCCAAACGCGAATCTCAATCTCTTCTGCGGTCAGGCGGTTGGAGTTGTTACGAACGATGGTCGGCATTATTTTTTCTCCGGTGCGATGAGTTGTTCAGGGCAAGTTCCTGTCGCAGTGCAAATTGGTGGCTTGCACTCAGGGTTCTCCCAGTTCTTTGGATTTTGGCAAGGGTAGCGAAAACGGTCTTCGCACCCGATCAAACACAGGGTTATCAGCAAAGGTATCAGGAGTTTTGTCACGATTCTTCCTCTCAATTTCCCGTCGTAGTTTCTCTACCTTCTCAATCTGCGCCTTGCTCTCATGCTTGGTCTCCAGTATGTCCAAATACAGAAACGCCAGCAAGGGCAACATCAGCGCAACCAACACCACCGCCACAATCCAACCCAGCATCCCCATCAAACGCTCCTCAGTTGTTTCAACCACAGGAACCACGTCCACAGGTATGCGATAAGGATCAAGGTTAGGACGGCTGCTCCTGCTCGCAGGTTTTGGCTTCTTTCCCTTTGGTGTCGTTGCCATCTCAATCTACGCTCCCGCTGTTCTTGGGCCAGCCTTGCGGCTTCTTGTTCAGCGGCGATGATGTCCCGCATCTCAAACACCTTGGAATACAGCGCCCCCATCTCTGGTGGACTCTGATAAACCATCGTCTCCCTGATCGTCTTCTCCAGCTCCGCCATCTGATCCATCGCCATCACCCGCTTCAGTGCGGCTTCCATCTGGTTTTGGTCAGGCTCATAGACGTTTCTGGACTTCTCTTCTTCCTCCCGAATGTGTGCGGCTAACTGCTCTTGAATCCTGAAGAACTCGGTGAGTTGCTTGACAACATCGACCATGACTTGGGTTTCGTCAACGGCAACGAACTTCTCCTTCTTTTTCGCCATAGGCTTCGACGCTGGTCGAGCTTTAGGCTTCGCGCCAAAGAAAGCAGAAATCTTTCCCCAAAATCCATAGAGTTCTTTTCCGATGTCAACAGCTTCGTCAACTGTGGCCTTGACCTCCATGAAAGAAGTCTTCGCCTGCTTGTATAACTCACAACCTTCTTTGATTGCGGCGACACAAGCGTTTGCAGCAAAGAGGAGGGAGATCGGATCAATTTTTTACTCTTTGGGGTATTTGGCTTTGACTGCAAGACAAGCGGCAATGTACGCATCAATCTGTGCTTGGTCACCTTTCACTACACCATCGAGATAATCAGCCATCGGCGGATACTCTGCCGCACGTTTTTGCGCGTAGGTGAGTTCTGGTGATTTGGGACGAAGTGCATCTGCTTCTTCATCACTGATTGGCACTGAGCCAGCAGGAAGCATATGAACGAATGAATCGTCGTCAAGGAAGTGCAGGGAGTTGTCAGGTGCTTTGTAGTGCATTTTTAATCCTTAACGAAGTTCACACCAAGCCGTTAAGCTTGAACCATTGTGAGTAAACGAGTACGACTGCCCCGGAGGAACAATTGCTACCGCCGTTAATTGAGTTCCAGAACCAAGATTGCCGGTAGGTAGTGCAACCCCAGCGACTGTAAAGAACGCAGTAAGGCCGCCACCACCAGCACCTTGGGCATACGCCATAATTGGTTTGCCAGTAGTGTTGTAGTATGTTGTTGCGTTTGCTCGGCTTCCTGTTACGTTCTGCCAAGTCTGTCCATACCCCAACGAACTCATCGCACTTAAAGCCTGACCGCCATATCCTTGAATAGTCGATGGTGCAGTAGCCCATGTGCCTGCTGTAGCCTGTGTGGATTCAACATACCCAACAACACGGAAAGGCACGGATGATCTGCCGGTAGTTGAATAGATTGTGCTTGCGGAGTTTGATGCCGCCGCAATCGTTGTGGTGTTGATTAAAGTTGTTTCATCAAGGTTGTTGCCACCTGAAATATTCACCACAGCCAATTCAACTGTACCTGCGTTGTCGATTGCAATCACAATAATACGAGACTGAACAGCGTTAACTGTACCCAGCGTTGCAGTCGCTGGAACAACAACTGATATTGGTGAAGACACAGTGCGTGTGTTGGTCGCCCCACTGGTCAATGATGAACTACGGAAAACCAAAGCACACTGGTTCAAAGTCACAGTCATTGCACTTGATGCAACGGACGCTGTGATGGGAAAGACAGGACTGAATGTTGCTGATGGGAGCGTGGTTGAGTCAGCAAACGTGATTGACCCAGAGCTTAAGGCGGCTCCCGGCGTTGTGATCCCGCTTGTCCCGCTAATTGTTACTGGCATGTTTATGCTCCTTATTCGTAGAGGATGTTGATTGTTATGGTCATTGTGCAATCTCCATCAAAGTAATTGAGCAAAGAGTGCTAACCATGTCTGTGGTGTCAGTATTTGATGGCGATCTATTTATATAGGTAGTACCATTTGTAGAAGTTTGAATTTTGTAAGTTGTTGCAGAAGTTGTTGCTGGAGAATCTAAAAATTCACCAGAAGTTGTCCAATAAGGATTGGCATCCGAAAATTGACCTCGAACAGCACTATGTCCTTTAATTCTGTTTGTGCCTTGTGCGCCATTTCCAACTGCTGTTGAATTTCTTACTATTTGAAACGCATGATATGTTGTTCCTCCAGCAGTAGACCCATTGATTCTGTATTGAATCAGTATTTTGCTGGTAGAAAATGTTGGTGTTATTGATGCAGACAAACCAGTTATATCAGCATAAGTTGCACCTGTTATTGTTAATTGGGAATCTGTAGTAGCTTGTACAACCTGCAACACAGTACCTGCTGTTGCGTAGTTTGTCATTGGATACCAAGTTGTATTTGACAAACGATAAACAAATGTCACAGCAGAACCCGCACCAAAAGAAGTTGGTGGGCGCACAATACTCTGCCCAGTGTTGGCGTTCACAGTCAATGCTGTGATTGTCTGAGTTGAACTGAATGTAATGGTCATACCATCCGCAGGGGATGCTGGCATTGTGATTGTGCCTGTTGCCAGCGTACCAGCAGGATTCATCACCAGTACATTTACACCAGCGGCAAATGTGTAGGAGAACCCAGTTGTTGGGACTTGGTAGTTGTACTGCTGGAGCAGTCCGTTTGTTCCGTCAAGTTTGGCTGTCATTGGTTACTCCTTGTTCGGGCGCTGGTTGTGCCGCCTGTGCTTCAGCCAAAGCCTGTGCTTCAGCAAGTGCCTTAGCTTCTGCCTCAGCCGCTGCTTGTGCCGCTACTGCTGCGTCATGGATTGCTTGTTCTTCAGGTGTGTATTGAACGATTGTGGTTACGCCTGTTTCACAATTGACTACGATTCTGTGTGTCATTTCTTATCCTTCATACATGATGTTTACTGTGCCAGCGTCAAAGGTATCAGTGCCGTTAACTGTGGTGAGACGAATAGCAGTTAGAGGCGCGGCAAGAGCAATAGAGCTTCCACTTAAACAACCTGATGCATTACCATCAAATATAGTTGCTGAAGCCACCCAAGTGTTGCCTGTGATATTTGCGATAGTCATTGTTCCGTAAAGAGTCCTTGCACTAGCACCTGCGCCAGACGCAATAACAGGTATTCCCGTTGTTACGTTAGTATTTGTTGTGTTTGCAAACCAACCCCCGCCAAGATACCCAGATGTTGTGTAACTTGTTGACCCAGTTCCTAATTGAACTTGAATAATTGAAGATAAATTTACACTTACACCATTAAACATAACGGTGATCCGCTTCACCCAACTTGGTAACGCTGTGAAGTCATAAGCTACTGCGCTTGTGTTTGTTGCTTGAGCAGGGGCAGAGGTAATCCCCAGTACCGTACCGTTGTTGATCGTGACGCTTGCTGATCCGTCGATTACTGTGCTCATGCCCATGCTCCTACTGAAGTGTTAGAACCGGATGCGCCAACTGGTGCAATGCGAATAAAACTACCAGCTAGTGTTGAATAAGCACCACCCGGTGCGGCTGATAGCGTGTATTGCGGAATGAATGTACCGCCAGCATTGACTGATACTGTGCCTTTTAAAATTACAAACCAAGTTACAGCCGCACTTATAGTTACCATATTTGTATTGACATTTGATGCTGTTATTGCAAATGACCCATAAGATGAACCTATAGAGGCGGCAGATGTGACAGAAGTTGCCGCACTTGCACTCGAAAGATAATAAATGTTATTTAATGTTGCTGTTCCAGCAAAGCCAAAACCTACGGTATTTGATGTTGTACCAGCAGATTTGCTTAACGCAAAAATCATCTCAAACTCATACGCAGTGCTTGCGGACAAAGTGCAACCCACACCAAATATGTTTTGCGCTGTGTTGACATTTGCCCCTGCAAGGTCAGCGTTCAGTCTGTAATACTGCTGAGTTGGAACAATGCCTCGCTGTGTGCCAATCGGTGTTGCGGCAAAGATTGGGCTGGAATATTCAATATTCCCTACGGCTGGTGTACCAATCAGCGTGTCGGATGTTAGAACGAGTATTGACATTTTTATCCTTCGTACAGAATGTTGACTGTGCCAGCATCAAAGGTGTCTGTGCCGTTAACAGTGGTGATGCGAACAGCAGTTAATACTGCCCCAAGTGTGACAATGCCACCAGTAGTTAAAGTTAAACCTGAAGTATGGTATCCAGCTCCAGAAAAAACCCACGCATTTCCAGAAACATTTGTGATTGTTATATTTCCACTTACTGCCGCCGCCGCCGTACCATTAGCAAAGAATATACATCCGTTTGTAGCAGTTGCCCCCAAACTATTATTTGCGCTATTGTTTGTATAAGTTGATGCGCTTGAATATCCAGAAGTTGTAAAAGTAGTCGAACCTGTACCTAGTTGAATAAGAGGATTTGAAGTTCCACTCAACGAAACACCAGATAAAATTACAGTGATTCGTTTAATCCACGCTGGCAAGCCTGTGAAATCAATAGAAGTGCCTGATGTGGATGCAACAGCCGTTGCCAGTGTATTGACAGACATTGTCCCCGTAGCCGCTTGAACAGTGATGGTGTTTGTCCCTGCAACTGCGGCGGCGGCAAGTGTGACTTGTCCGCTGGTGTCTCCTGTTAAAACAAGTGATGCCATATCAATCCTTTATAAAACAACCCAGCGTGAACCCGCCGGAAGAGTTACCGTTACACCGGCATTCAGCGTGATGGGGCCGGTAGACATTGCACACGATCCCGATGTCACTGAGTATGTGGTTGTCACGGTCTTGGTGTTTTCATAAATGGGAACGCCTGTCACCAACGCAGTGTTGGATTGCGCTACAGGGATTGTTCCGCTGACTGCCGACAGCGTTTGTGTGTAGTTGCTACTTGTGTTCGGGGATGTGACGGTAATCGTTCCCGACCCGCTCGCATTTCCCGCAATTGATACTTGAGACATGTTTTCTCCTTAAACCACAGTCCACACAGAACCAGTCGGAACCGTTACTGTGATACCAGAATTGATGGAAACCGGCCCGAACGTACCAGCGTTTTTGTTTGTGGTGATTGTGTAGCTTGCGGTGACGGTCTGTCCGTTTTGGAAGAATATCTCATCGTTGCCACCGCCTGTCGCTCCACCGCCACCCCCCGCGACTTTCACAAAGTCGGCTGAAGTCATGGTTGTCGAAGAGACCGTCTGAGATGTGCTGACAGTGTAAGTTCCTGCCCCGCCTGTGCCAGTCAAGAACTCTGTGACGTATGTGCCTGCGGTCACGCCTGTGCCGGTCAAGAACTGCCCAACCTGAATACCACCCGCAGCAATCGCAGACACCGTCATGGTCGTGCCGGATATGGCGGCTGTGTACTCCGCAGTTTTGTTGTTCCACACCACCAGCGCAGAACTGTTTGGGCCAATCAGTACGCCAGCAGAGTATGAGCTGGATGTGCCACCACGAATATAAATATTGCTGCCGTCAGTGCAGTTGTTGACCACCACGTAGGTTTTGCTCTGCTGTGGGGCGTAAATGTATCGAGATGTACCCGGTGCGCCTGTGGCGATCAGTATGGCTGTTCGCGCTTGGTTTTGTGCGCCAGCGCCGGTTGTGGTCAGTGTCCAGTCACCAGAGGTTACGCTGACTGTAGAGTATTGGGCGATAGCATCCTCAACCAGTTGAGTCAACTGGGAGTTAACCGTGGAACCCCACGTGTTGGTGAGTTCCCCAGTTACGGGTTGTACAAACCCTAGCAGTGATGTATATGAGGATGGCACGTTTAAACTCCTTCTTGCATTCTATTGGTTTATCAGACAACAGTCCATACTGAACCCGTCGGGACTGTGATCGTGACCCCCGTGTTAACCGTGAGTGGCCCTGCGCTCAAAGCGTTTCTTCCGCTGTTGATGGTGTAGTTTGCCGCAATGGTGGTGTCGTTCTCCATCATGCCCGTTGAGCCGGTAACTGATCTGCCTGCGGGGTAGGTGACAAACACATCTTTTGTACCCGCACTGAAATTCACCAAGCTGCCTGAGTTGCTGGAAGCCAGCACCGTGTCTCGGCTCAGGGTTGTACCGGAAGACGTATACGTACCCACACCCACTTCCCACTCAGAAGTGCCTTGCCCAGCAATTGTGTAATACGTTATGTTGCCATTCCCAACAACAGCAAAAGACTGAAAGCCTGTTACGGCTCCGGCAAGCGTGACTGTGCCTGTACCAGCGGTGGTAGTAGTTTCCCGAACGCGATCAGCTAAAACCAATGCCATGTCTTACTCTCAGGTTGTCCCAATCTTTGTCCAAGTATTGGGGTTGCTGTCATTTATTTCTGCCCAGTCAGCGGACTCTGCGGTGTTTAGATTTGCCCAGCCCGCACTTTGGGCCGCGTTGATTGTCGCCCAAGTTGTGCCTTCTGAGGTGTCTATGTTTGACCAGTTTGCGGTTTGACTGTCGTTGATGAGTTCCCACAAGAATCGGGCAAAGAACGAGTCTGATGCCGTGATGGTTTCTTGGATGGCGGCAATGAATATCTGAGACGCAGTGACCGCATCAATTACACCGCCAAACTCCTCAATCAGCGCCTCAAATGTGGCAAACGCTTCCATCGCATCCGTAGATACGGAGGATTCTGATATGTTTGTAAACCACAAGTTTGAGGCCACGTTTGTATCTGTCGCCGTGGCAGACTCACTGACTACGCCATCAAAGACAAATGAACTTGACGTTGAATCTGTGGCGGTGGCTGTTTCAGATACGGTTGAAATAAATGTCTGAGTTGCAGAATTCGTATCTGTTGCCGTTGCTGATTCTGCTACGTTTGTAGCAAAAGTTTGTGCCGCAGAATTTGAATCTGTTGCTGTCACTGTCTCTGACACCGCTCCACCAAAACTTGCTGTAGATGCAATTGCATCTGATGCGGATGCTGTCTCCACCACTGGGGCATTGAATGTGCTGGCTGCTACTGAATCAGAATCTGTGGCTGTAGCAGACTCAGAAATAGAAGAAACAAAAGACATCACGCCAGACATAACATCTGTTGCTGTTGCTGACTCTGCTATTGTTGCTACAAAATTTTGTACCGCAGAATTTGAATCTGTTGCAGTTGCTGTTTCAGAAATACTTGTTACAAAAGTTTGAGCTGATGATATAGCGTCGGTTGCTGTTGAGGTTTCTGATACTGCACTTCGGAATGTAGTTGCGGACGAAATAGCGTCTGTTGCAGTGGCTGTTTCTGATACAGCAGAATTAAAAGTTGACTTAGACGAAACACTGTCTGTGGCTGTTGATGTTTCTGATACCGCAGATACAAATGTTTGTTTACTTGAGTCAGAGTCCGTTGCGGTTGATGTTTCTGATACCGAGCCAATAAATTTTGCTACCGCAGAATCTGAATCTGTTGCAGTAGATGTTTCAGAAACAGCCGAACGGAATGTTACTGCTGAAGAAATGGAATCTGTTGCAGTTGCTGTCTCAACCACCGGGGCATTAAACGTACTGGCTGCTACTGCGTCTGTATCCGTAGCTGTAGCTGTTTCTGATACGGCGGATACAAAAGTTAAACGAGATGAGGCCGCATCTGTAGCTGTTGACGTTTCTGATATAGCAGAATTAAAAGTTGCTCTAGATGAAATACTATCTGTTGCAGTGGATGTTTCCGAAATGTTTGTTGCAAATGTTTGCGCAGAAGAAATGGAGTCTGTGGCTGTGGCAGTTTCAGAAACGGATGCGGGGTAACTTATTGTCGAAGATGTTGAATCCGTGGCAGTAGATGTCTCTGATACCGCCGATACAAAAGTTAAAAGCGAAGATATACTATCCGTCGCTGTGGTTGATTCAGATACTGAGGCAGCAAATGTATTACCACTGAGCGACGAAAACGGGGCTTGAGAGAATGCGGTTAAACCAAACACTCGTCATGCCCCGCTCATATTAGACTGCTGCCAAATCAGACTCGGCAAACCAACGCTGTTGAGGATTACCATCAACATCAGTCCACTCAATTAGATATGACACGTTGCCGTCGTCGTCCATGCGCATTGCAATTACTGGGCCTTGGGGTACGACGCCAGCCAGCTTTACGACATCGCCTTTTTTGAATGTTGCCATGTTTGCTCCTATTAACCAGCCAAGCTGAGTGTGTATGTCACGTTCAATGTGTCACCTGACACAACAGAACGATCTCCGGGGGATGTGAAGTCAGAAGCTGAGTACAAAGTTCCGGTTGTACCGCTCTTGGTGTTGTTGCTGGTCAAGAATGCGCCACCAACAGTCGATGTAGCGTTGATGCTAAATACTGCCGGAGAAGCTGAGTTGGTCGCCACAGATGGGTTGGCTGTGGTTGGTGTGGCAAAAGAACATGCTGGGCGAGTAGCTTGGCTGTAAGGAACAACTTCAGTCCAACCAACGTGCGAAGACATGGTGTCTGTTGCTGCTGGGCTGTTTGTTGCGCCTGCGCCGTACAAACCAATGTACCAAGTGGCGGTGTAAGCACTGCCAAGGAAGTACTTGTTGTTCATATCTTGCAGACCGCCATTGACGACCAAATTGGGACATACTGCCTCCCACTTCAGATTGCCGTCCTTGTCAAAGCACTGCATGGTGTAGACGCCTTTAGCGGATGCTGTTTCACCAGCCTCCAAGGTTTTGGTGAGTGCGCTACCGATGGTATCGGCGGCTTGGGCTTTTTCTATTGCTGACATTTTTTACTCCTTATGCGATACGAATGATTGCAGATGTGTTGGTGGCAGCAGGGAACTGCACCGTGAAAGTTGTGGTTGATGTCTTATTTGAACCGAAGTCCAACACACAAACCGCTGGGTTGCCTCCACCACTTTGATAAATCAAAGCTCCTCTGGCAGTGATTGCTCCTGTCCACTCCGCGTTTGCAAACGAAATGTACGCTGTCGTGTTTGGTGCGTTACCTGTGGTTGGTGTCTGAGTTATTGTAAGAACCTGCCCACCAGCGGTATACCCTGCATCCACAACTTCACCCGTAGTTGTATAAGCCGTGATAGTCGCATCAAGCGTGGCTTCATTGGTATAGAGCGCAATGTAAAACGTGCCTGATGTGAAGTTGAATGTACCGTTCATCAACCCGGTGCGAAACACATTGCAGGTGTAGTTGCCAGTAAAAGCCATCAACGCACCCCATTATTTTGAGGTAACGGAGCAACCCGTGCTTGCCCACTGCGGTATGCGTCGCTACGTTCAAGCCCATCACCCAGACGTTTGGCCAACGCAAGTGCTTCTTTGTACTTGGCGTCATACCCAAGCATTACGTCAGGCTCACCCTTCATGTAGGTATAAGCTTCAACAATTGTTCCGTACAACAAAACAGAATCAAAGTTGTCGCCAAGCCAAGTTGTATTTGCTGTGGTGATTGACTCTGGGTAATAGTAGTAGTGCAGCTCAACGTCATACGCTGCATCAGGGGTCGGGCCAAGAATGAAACTCAACTCATTGGTCGTGACTGGGCTTGGTGCGTTTGTGGTGGTTGGGCCAAACAAAGCGTAGTATTTTGGTATGGCTGTATCTGTAGGACTTGGGTATGCTTGACGGATGAAGTTCACATCCTTGTTCAATAAATACTCGTAGTTGCCATCTGCATCAATCACCGCCAATGAAAACGTTGACAAAAAATCACCGGGGCAAGATAGATATTTGTTGCTTGCGGCTGTCACACCTGTAACATTTTTACGAAGTGATGGAAACTGAACTGAGTTGTAGATGCGTTGTTCTGCTTGCTGTATGAACGTGTTCATATTCACCGTGGGTACGGTGTTCTCAGTGTAGTCAGTAACAGCAGCTACAAGCTCAGAATAATTCATGCCATCGGGCCTCTGGCCATCACGCCTTTAGTTGCTGCGCCAGTGCCACGGATTTTGATGCCGTCAGTCTTAGTGCCTTTGTAGTCACCGCTGCGCACGTTGGCCACAGACACGTTTGCCTCACGCAGATACTCTTTGTTTGGCTGGTTGTACACATCCACAGTCGGGATGGTCTTGGGTTGTTTGTATTCAGCCATCTTAG